CCTCTGAATATACAGCCCTATTTGCAAAATTAGTATAATAATTGATTCGTTTACGCTCTAGTTCTTCAATTTGAATTAAGGTTAAAACATCCGCAGCGATTTCCGGTAATTGCTTAAACTTGGCAGTTATTACACTATTTCCTGCATTAAAATCCACTGAGCTGAACCTTGCTGCAATTGAAGCATCGCTGTATTTATTTTCACCCGTGTAGGTCATCCAAGTGCGTTGTAGTGATTTTTGGTAAAGCTGATAGCCAATTGATGATGTATCACCAGGGGTAAGCACAGCAGATTCATTTGTAACCGTAGTTAACATATATCTACCTGTCTCTATCAAATCCCCTAGCGCTTCAAGGTTCTCAATTGATGTTAATGTGTGATCTAGTATTACAAAATAAAAGCTATCATTTAATGTTAAAATCGCATTAAATGCCTCAGTCACTGTCTCGGCATCATGTCCGTTGTCAGTAGCGACAGCAGTAGTTGAGCTAAGTTTTAAGGTATCGCTCAAATCAACACCTTGTGGAGGTGCTGACGCATAACTAATAGCTGCACTCGCACCAGTATTAGTAGTGCCAATATCAAATCCTGTTGTCGCAGCATTATATGTTACTGTTGCAGTAGCCCCCGCAAAAGTTAATCCAGTTTGGATTGCACTAGCTGCCTCCGCATAAGTGGCGATACCTGTAAAATCTATGCCTATTTCTAAAGCCACATTGTTAACAGTTATTGAAATTTTACCTGTGTTAGCTAAAGCTTCTAACTGAGCAGGGGTTTCAGTCAGCACTCCACCGTTAAGGTAAGCACCAGTAGCCACGTTCCCCCATCGACCTATAACCAAATTTCTAGGAAATGGAGACTGAGAAAACCAACGCTCACCACATTTATAAGGTTCTGTACCTTCCGCAAAATCGACGCTAAGACTTTGAAAATCACTGTAAACCCTAACCCTATTTGTTGCAAGGTCTAGTACGCTCGAATCACTAGTCATTAATAAGCCAATACCAAACTCTCGCCGTAACACTCCAGTCGCATTTATACTATCGCTAACCCTAACAATATTATCTAATGATAAAGCCATTATTTACTCTCCTATTTGATTGTTATCGTTTATTATATCAGAATTTTGAATTGAATAGTTAACTTCAATACTTGCTATTCTGTCTACTTCTTGCTCATATGCTACTACTTTACCAAAAGTTAAATCGATTGAGGCTCTTGGTTCACTCTCCCCATCAATCAAACTAGTTAAGTCTCTAACATTAGACCAATCAATTAATGCTAAATTATTAGTATTAAGGTAATATTCTCCACTAGGTGTTGACCCCCAAAAGCTTAACAATCTGGCCAAACCTAAAACGTTACTATCTCTATATATTTGTATACTATAAGTCAATAACCTATTGCTAAATATTGTTGCCTCTATTTTATCCGTAATACTATTATATGTTGTATCACTAAAACTAAACCCATTACGCATATCACTAACTTGCAATGTGGTAGCATATGAGCCAGTTGGAGCAGGGTAATTAGAATTTGCAGGCAGGACAGGAATGTTTAACGCACTTTTAATATACCCACGTATAGCCCTGTTTAAATCTAACTCACTCAGCACGATACCCATTAAACACCACCATCTAACTTAATTGCTGTCACATTAATAAACCCATGATTAACATAATCTTGAACACTAGAAATTCTATAATTAGTATTATTATATATAATTATATCACCATGCTTTGCGTTTGTGCCTTGATTTAATGAACTTAATAAATGTTGGCGATCAAAACATATTTTAATATTGTCATGTACACGTTCTCCAGTAACATCATTTGTTCTTGTTTCCCCACCAACAGGCATAACACTGCCATTCACATTATAATCTGTGGTTTGACCTGCAACAAATTCATCATACTCATTGTATACCCCCGCAGATTCTTGCCTTAATATTAAATCCTCAGCAAATAACGTTGATTGTGTTAAAAAACCTAACTGCATTTAAGATTACCCCTTTTAGTTTCTAAATATAAGTCACCTTATACGTTGCTGAGTTTAAAAGTCGCCCTGTATCGATTAATGGTTTACTAGAACCTTTAGCAACAATTGTACTAGGGTGGTTTGGCACATAAGATATCCCGTAACCAAGAATAGATTTTTTAAGGTTGTTTACTGTCATTTCGCCAATTAAATTTAATGCTTTGTTATCAACCTCATGATGCGACTTAAAAATTTTGCGTATTTTTTTATTTAAAGTAACATTAGCATATGAGAAAAACGGACGTTGAGGTATTTTACTAGTGCCATACTGATTCCAAGCAGCAACACTTGCCACGAATGTACCATTAGGATAAGTAGCATTAGGAAAGTAACCATATTCCAGTCTAGCAGGTTTAGTAATTTTTAATTTATTAAGCCTATCACTTAATGCCTTTCCGCCGACTCTCTTTATACTACTCATATTATCACCAATAATTAAATGTGTTGCCCCCAGATACGCCAACAGACAAAGCATAATAACCACATGCTTTTTTAAGTTGTAAGAATAATAGCCCGTAAGAAGTGGTTGTGAATTGTGCGTCTTTACCTTTTGTACTCATAGCAAAACTTGCACTTTTACCATCAACGCTAGCTGATTTTAAAGCTAGCGAACTTTGGTTATTACCTGTAGATGGTACAGTCGAACTGTTACCAATTCCCGCACTATTAGCCATTACTAAATTATGGGCCGCCAAGTATAATACTGCCTGGTGGCATTTATTGAAAGTTATTAATGCGATATTCAAATAAGTTTCAACTTTAGCATCTGATTCTGCATTAAATTCAGGAAAAAGTGCCCTAAATTCAGGTAACAAGTCGGTAGGTGTCATTATTCACCGCCTTTATTATCGTCAGCTTCTTTCTTAGCTTTAGTTTTAGCTTTAGCTTTAGCTTCTTTCTTAGCTTTAGCGTCAGCTTCTTTCTTAGCTTCATCATCGTTTATACTCGGGCTGGGTCTAAGCCAATGCTGGGTATAATACGCACTGTCAATATTACCCAATCTTCTTATTGGGTGAGCAATATACTCTATTTCGCCCGGTTGGAAATTCATTTTCATCAATTGATTGGTATAAAAAAGATTTCGCACTTGAGGGACTGAGTAATTAAGTTCAAAAGTAGTCTTATCCACCAATGTGTAAAAATAAGTCTCTGTTTCACCTTTTGTCGGGTCTGGCTTATGTAAAAAATAGTAACTTTTACCATTATACTTTGGCCTAACGTCAGGCCATGTTAAATCCTGCAAAAAAAGAGTTCTGCAAACTGCCACGAGTTGATAGCCTGGTGCATCTTGAAACGTCTCGCATATTTGCCCGTTACAGCATGGCATGTGGTAATCTGTCATTTTTAAAACCTCCAGTTAAAAAAAAAGGGGTTGCCCCCTTTATAATCAATTATACGCCATCCACATACAAACAACCTAATGGCTGTTTAAAATTAAGTTGCGAGATACTGTACTCCAATGGGGCTAAAAACGCTCTTGGGGTATCATATATGCGTATAACACGAGGTTGAATAGGATTTGCCATGTCCATTACTTTTTTATTATTAAAAGCAATTAACATCCTGTCGGCAAAAGGTGAACCTGCTGCTTTAAGTTCTAAGACTGTTTTAAACACTACCGGCATTCCTGTGTTTTTAGTCCATGAATTAGCTGTCTCCAAGTAATCCATGATTGTTTTACTAGCGTCTACATTATATTTTTTTGTGCTTAAAAAATTAAATTGTGCTAATGGCAAATATATTGTTAATCCTGAAGTCATACGCTGGGCAAAAATAGTTTGTGTTTGTTCTAACAACGTATTCAAATAGCCATTTATTTGGTCAGCTGCATCTGCTGAGGCTTCTAAAGTTGAGGCCGCTGTAACCACAGGTACATCAGCATTATTAACAAGACCAGTAAAGCCCTTAGAGCTGTCACCTAATAGGCCAACTTCCTCAATGTGATTTAAACATGCCACTGTCGCATCTTCTAATGTATCAGATTGTAATGGAACACCCGCAAACATTGCTGATCTAATATCTTGTAAACCCCACTCGGCATCCATACCACCTTGTAATATGGCAGTAGACACTAAATCATATGATGTACTTGCAGTTGCTCGGTTAGTACCTCGTGAGTCAATAAAACCTGCCTTACCATAACTATTTTTAATTCTATAAGCATAAGATTGTGCGCCCTCTGGAATACTGTTATCTATAGGCACAAGGTCAGCCAACCTGTAATTTAAATACATAACTTCTTCAATTTCTGCTTTTAATGCTTGTAAGTTGTTGCTTATCCATCCAAATCCCGCTGCAGCTTCTTGAGTATCAGCCATAAACTTGCCAGAATGAGAACCTAATTGTCCATCAAAATGGTGTGCTTGGCCTCGTTTAGCAGATTCTGCCAAATGTCCATCAAGTAAACCTTTAAAGCTAAGTTTATTTAAGTGTTGGTAGCTTGATGCTGTTTTACCAAAAATATTACCTTTTATACTCATGTCCAAATCCTCTTATTATAAATTTATGTTACACGTTATCTGTATTAATTTGACCATTTACTCGAATGCTTACTATATCACCTGCTTCGCCGTCTTCTTCAAATACCATTGGATTAGTAATATTGTCAGTAGTTACCCCTGTTACAGCTGCCCACGTCCCATCAGATGAAGTGCCAGAAATAGCTAAGTCGCCTTTACGAACGTTACCGCCTGCAGTAACGTATATGTGACCAGATGTTAGCAATTCAAAATTACTGTCAGCAGCAATTACAACTTCACCATCATTATTCAAACTTGGAGAACTAATAGCACTATTAATTGTAGTAGGTACAAAATGAACAACACCAGTAACCAAACGCGCTGTAGCTGCATCAGTAGGATTTTTATATTTACCATCTGCGCTATCACGATAAACACCGTATCCAGGCTTTAATTCGTCCCCTGCCACAATACCATTGCTTTCAAGTGAAAATGGTAAAGACGGTCTTGAAACTTGCCCTTTTTGTCCTTTTGCTTGATATTTATTAAATGTTCTTTGAACTATCATACTCATTTTTATTTCCTCATTGTTTATAAGTTTTTAATTTCTGAAACTGAATAATATTTATTATTCATGGTAGCATAAGAATCATTTATATTTTTTAATCCTACCTTTGCATTCTCATGATCATCAAGAACTGAATCTAATCTGCCAATCAAATAATCATCGCTTTTGTCTGTATGATCTTTGAACATTAGTTCTAATATTTGCCTATTGTCCAAGTCATCCAATTTAGTATCACGTAAAATTTTACTAGCCCCACCAATTATTTTAACTCTAACTTTAACCTGATCATCAATTGAGTCTTTTAATTCTTTAGACTTATTTTGTTCCTCGTCTTTTGTAACAGCATTATCAACCAATTGAGAACCGCTGCTAGCATTATTCTCAATTGGGGGATTAATACCATCTTCAATAAACTCTTTAGAACACCCTTTATCTTTTGTCATAACTTCTTTATCTGCTTCATTGCTATCGCTCGCTTTTTCTTTTTCAATTTCAGCCATCAAACCTTTTAAAGCTTTTTTAAAAGATTCATCATTTATAAGCGATTTGATATGATCACCATTAGATGACAAAGCAGGATTAACCGCCCCCTTGTCAGTTATTATTACTTGCTCATCTTCTTTACTCATTTTATCACCCTCTTTTTTATCTAAAATTGATACGTTACTCCCGCAACGACCTTTTGGCACGATGGCACAGTGGTTTATTGTCATTGCTCCGTCAAACATATAGTCATAATGTTTGCCCTTATACTCGCCAACTTGTGCTTTTATGTCAGCAGTATAACCCATTGATACTTCGCTAACTTTACCACTCATTATATCATCAATTATTGATTTATTATTTACTACTATATTTGCCCCCAATCTATCATCATCCAACTTATGTACATTTTCTCCAATTGTACCCACAGCTAAATTGTGATGATTATCTGAATCTACCATGTCGGAGGGGTGTAGCATTGTGATAGGCTTTAATTTTGCAGATTGCATAGTTTTATCAGAAAATACAGTCGAAATAGGTCTAAATACGTTTACTATTTTTGTATCTTTGGCATTACCTGTTATGTTACTAAGCTTGTATTGTTGTATTCCAACACTAGTTAAAGCTGCAGTAGCTTTTAAATAACCCTCGTCAGTTATTTCTCTAGTTGAAGATTTGAAAGTTAAATTATCCTGTAAATTAATCATTATTACCCCAATAAGAATTTACATTATGTTATATCTACTTTATTATACACTAAATTATTTAATATTTTTTCGGTTATTATACCTTTGGCCACACACCTACAATTATAATCTTGTCCTGGATTACCCGTCAAAGTTGGAGGATTACTATAATTAAACCTTTTATTATTGTTAGCTAAGTGTGTTTGCCTTTCTCTTGAATCGTCAACACCTAACCATTGGTATTCTGTTATGCCTAACGACTTTTGCCTAAATTCGGTCATTTTTCCTATAGTTTTATTAGTTTGATCTCTAGCTATAAGTTTAGCCCTTGACTTAGTTACATTAAATCTTTTGTCAATTTGCTTTCTTAAATTAGCTTGATCAAAACCTAATTCACTAAATGATTGTGCTACAACATCTTTTACTTGTGGTAACAATTCAACAGGTATTGATTGGATAAGCTCAACATTAGTATTAATAGCCTCCTGCATTAAAGAATTAAGGCCTGCTTTACTAATAAAATCATTTACATTAATTCCAATTGCTTTTTTAACACTAAACAAAAACAATCTTTGATGGTATTCATTTAAACTTTTAACGTATGTGCTTGCAATACTAACCCCAAACATAGGCTTATTAATGTATTGGTTAAATATATTATCAATAGTTTGAGAATACTGCAAATTAGTATGTGCTTTAGTTTTTGCTAGTTCAGCATATAATTGTTGTCTCATTTGCTCAACAATAGTTAATAATGAACTTCTATAAGAAGCCTCATGATTTAAAGGTGGCCTTACGGGTCTGAGTTTAATCTCTTTCATTGCTACTTGTTTCTTCTAGTGCCTTTTTCTGCAAGTCATTTTTTAAACTTTCATCTATACCCATTTTATGCTCATCAGGGTCAATGTTGTAAATATCATTATCGTGTAATTTTTGCCTTACTTCATCAGGAGTGATCACACCATTTGCCAGATATATTTGATCAGTTTGTGCATTAGACAACTCAATTTTAGCTGTAGCTTCTTGCCCTATATCAATTAATGGCCTAAAACTAAACTCTACACGTTCGGTTATACCTAGAGTTTTGCACATTATTGCGTCTATTTTATCATATATAGGCTTTATGTCTTTTTGTTGTCGTGAAGCAATATGTACTGCATAATTCTGCATGTCGCTGTCACCTGTTGAGTTCATACCCGCAGGAGATTTACCAAAAAATCTCGTTTGCGGTATATCCGCAGCAGCTGCCAACCTAGTATGCAATCTATCAAAAACATCAGAAAAATTACTAAATGATGCTTCCAAACGTTCCAAACTCATATCAGAATCCAAATAACTAGTTCTGTACACTGATTTTAAATCATTCATATTGCCTACTAATTTATCAATTGGCTTTACGGTGTCACCAGGTTGACCACCAAGAGCATCTTGTGCGCCTGCTAAAGCGTCTTGTAAATCTGGAACTTTAAGAATAGGCACGCTAGCTTCACTAAGCAAATAGTTTATAACACTAGCCATATTTTCCTCTTGAGTCACAGCCCCCATACACCTAGCAAGTTCGGACACACCCCAATGCCAGTTGTAATTACTACTCCACCTTTGAGCAGTTAAAGGTTTTATACCGTCTATGCGTATTACTCTTGAATGATGAACAGCAAACGGGGCAGTATTACGCAATGTAAATTGATACAATAATGGCTCATTAAAATTAGTAGTTGTGATATCGCTATCCCATTCTAATACCACAGCTCTAAATCTATCAGCAACTATAATGTTTTTCAAATTAGTTATTTTTGCATTTGGATTGTATGGTTGCGATAGTAAATTATCATCAGTAACCAATATCAAAAACGCTGTCCCATACAGCCTTGCAGCTTTTAATGCTTGTTTAATTTTATAATCTAAATTTAGATACTTTTCAAAATCTTGTAATTTGTCTAAATTGTTTTTACTTAATCCCGAAACAGTACGAGGGTATATAAAAGAATCATCTACAGGTATGTCAATAATTTTAGCAGCAGCCCAACTTTCCACATAATTACGTTCTAATTGCGTGTAATCATTAGACAGGAAATCCGACATAAAAAACCCAGATTGTGATTTATCACTTGCCGATCCCGCCCCTGTATTATAATTAACGTAAGCATCAGTAATGCGGTTATTATTATTGTTATTTTTGGGTGCATTTTTTTTAGTTTTAAACCATTTCATAAGTCAAGACTGTATTACATTTTAAATTAATTATAGCACAACTTTATCTAGCTTTTAAACCTTTGCGTAAATCGTGAGCAAAGGCCATAATAACCGCATCCGCCAAGTTGGGGGAGTCTTGCCCGTCAGGCGACTTGTCAATTAACAGCTTACCATCATCATGCTTATAAGATGCTTGAGCCAATTCCAGTAATAATTTATCGATGTTTAGCAGATTACCATCAAAAAATATACAACTCGACGGGTCTATTTTTTCACCGTCTAAAAGTCGCATAGTGTTCTCGACTTTTAGCCTTATTGACCACCAAGCTTGTGCTTTTAAATTCCTAAAAAATTGACCATTAGTCATACTATCAGTAAATTTGCTATCTTTTCCGCTTGGTGATGCACTACCAATATGAGGTTCTGCGGTATAATCTCTTTGTAGTCGGTTAAAATCTCCTTTTGCCCCTGCACCTATGCCTATGGCATCAAAATGTAAACGCACAATACCATACTGTTTTGCGAAACTATCAGCATATTCAACCGTTTTATTAATAAATGGTTTTTCAAACTCATTTATAAAAGTTACAACTGAGCCGTGGCGTATAGCTATAGCTGATTTATCTGTACCGCCATCAGCAAAATCTAATCCCATATATTTGAACGCTTTAGGTTTGTACTCAAGTTTTTTATGAGCATCAACACATTTGCGCAACCAATTTAAAGGGATAACAGCAGCATCATTACCCGATGGCATTAACGCACCGTTCCAAATATGATTAGCCATTTCAGGATCAGTTTTAAAGTTGTATTCCATTTCCTCACACATTGCTTGCGTAAAATAACGGTTGTCTTTCCAGTGAACTTCCTTAACTATTGCACCTTTAGGAATTTCTTTACCGTGAAATCTTTTTTCTACGGCATCGTTTAGATATCTTCTATTATAGCTGTAAAGAATTTTAGCCCCTTTATTCCGAAATATGGTAGGTAATAAAATATTTATAGAATCATCAGATGTTGTTTGTGCTTCTTCTATCCAACAAAGATCAATATTTGCCATTGATTTAATGGACTCTATCGAATGCTTAATGCCTTTAAAAATAAATTCAGATCCATTTGTGCAATATATAGCATTTTTTTGTATATTGAAATACTTGTCTAGGTTTCTATTTTCTATAGACTTGGCTAATAATGCCAAAACCGAATCACTTATAGAGTTTTGTATTTCTCTACAACATAAAATTCTTCTTTTCTTGTAGAAAGCATAAAGAACGCAATAGTCAGCATAAGCCCAAGATTTGCCCGCACCACGCCCTGAGTATAAGGCCAATTCCCTATAGTCACCTTGCCAAATTATGTCAAATTGCGGTTGAAAATCAAATTCTACATTTACAGCCATTAAAAGCCCTTTATTCAATTTTTTAATTTTTATAGTAGGTAACTATACATTCACATGAGATAATTAAAATATGATACCTTAAAAGCCCATTAATCACATAAATTGTGTTCACTACCGCCATTTATTAGAATATTGAATGAATTATCTGATTCAACTTGTACATTTTCAGTTGCTTTCCACTTAGCTACAATATTCATCCATTTATCAGGGTTCATTTTTTCCTCTCTAGCTGTAGCCATCTTATCAATAACCAATTCAAAATAATTGTAACATTCGTGGTCTTTATCCATCTCAAACAATTCACGAGAAAGTACTCCGAGCTCTGTAGCCAATCCTGTGATAGTTGGGGTACGCTCTAAACCCTCAGTTTTGGAAAAATAACGGTCACATTTTTCTTTAAATTCTTCTAGTCTATATTTCATATTCAATTCGCTACATTTTTTGTAATTTCGCTAATTACTATTATACACTAAAAAATGAATAAACATTTTAAAATATTTAACATTCTATTGAATGGTAGATAAAGTGTTTAAATAACCCTTAGTTCTACCTACTAAAAGTAGAGTATCTAGAGCATGCTACGTATAGCTTAGGCTAACAATAAGGGTTCTACCCCCCCTGGTAGGCCCTGTGTTGCATATAAAGTAAGGTCTAGGACTACGAAAAAGGTCCTACTAAATATTGCTTAACTTACTGTATTTTAGTTTTATTATTATTTTTTAAATTAGGGTTATATAGGAAAAATGCAGTAAATCTACTAGCTTTTTAGCCTAGGCTTTACACTGCAAGACCTAGGGCCTTTACTGAGGCTCTACTATTTTCTACTATTGTCTACTTTTATCTACTAAGCTATTTAACAATTTACACACGATATAAGTCTAGTTTACGCACTAAGTAGAACTTTGGTAAATAAAAAACCTTAGCGCAAGCTAAGTGGTACATGGGTTACACTACTATAGCCTAGTAGATTTACCCTTATTTCGACAGCATCATCGTTTACATTTTTATTTAGCACGCTATAATTTCTATTAACCGCCTAAAAAGATCATTTAGGCGGTGACCGAGAGCATCGGCCTGACAAGCCGATTATAACATAAATTGACAAATTAAGGGTGTAATTGGTATGTATAATTTAACTATTTTTAAAAACCACTGGGATAATCAGGGTAGCAAACTACTATTATCTTTTCAACAAATATACAAATTAGTTTCTAAAATCGAACAAATAAATAAAGAAGAACAGCAAGCATTTATTGGGGGTGTACTGCAGCATAACAATAAAGAAAAATCTAACGAAGTTATAAACAGATCACTCTTAACTTTAGATATTGATGACTCACCATATTCTCCGCAAGAAATATCTAACATGATCAAGCATAATCACATTATATATACTACGTTTTCGCATGGTTTAACTATTAATAGTAGGGTTAGGGTTATTATACCTTTAGAGAATAGCGTAGAATCTAAGTATTATAATAACTTAGTTGCTGATTATATAGAAACTTTACCAAAGTTAAAGCCTTATATTGATAATGTTTCAAAGTCTGTTAAGTTTTTGATGTTTTTTGGTGGTACTCAAAGTATAGATGATATTTATACTAATATAGTAACTAATAGAATTGAAGCTTATGCACCTGCCGAATTAAAAGAAATAAACTACACTCATAATAAAACACATGATTTAAGTTTAGAACTACCTAAATTACAGGAGGCTTTAAGCAAGATAAGTTCTGACGATTATACAACATGGTTAAGCACTGGTATTTCATTATATAATAGCTTTGGTGATGAAGCTTTTAGCTTATGGGATGATTGGAGTAAGGGTAGTGCTTCTTATGGCAAGACTAAAAATAAATGGGCAAGTTTTAAAGGTTCTAATAGACAGGCTGAGCGTTTTTTAGCTTCAATTTATTATGATGCTGGAATGAGTAAAACCCATTATGTAGATAATTTTGAAAACATACAAATTGATGATAATTTTATTGGTAATACTGCAGCTATTTATGAAGAATATTATGGCGAATCATTTAGGCATAATATAAATGCTATTTTTAATAATTGCCCCAATTGGTTTGATTTATTTCCTAATCATATTATAAAAGACAACACTTTTGCTATTAAGACAGTTACTAATAAAAAGGAAGACTTGTATACTGCTGTTTATTGAAAAATCGAGAGGGAAGAAGAACACTTCTTCACTCACGTTAACTCATAACCCAACAAAAGAGGGAGGCGCCACCTGGTGGCGCTACATATTATGAACCTGACTGTTACATATTCCCCCCTGTTTATTATAAGGCTGCCCTCAGCCGTACGCAGCAGAAGAAACAACCAAACTACACTTAGCGTTTCGTAACACATTACTCCATGGAAAGTTAGCCATTACTTACACAGGGCTAGAAATAATGCTCAGCGCACCGACATACATATCAGCGGACAGAGTATAACAGACAGGCAAACATTCTACAACCCAAATTAAAAGGCAGAAAAGTGCATAGTTAACTCCCATTTTCCTCCTTTTCAGGTATTCTTTTCTATTAACAAAAATTCCATTTCTATTTGTTTTATTTTTTTAAACCAAACCTTAACGTGGGGATATGAGTAAAAACAGACAATTTTTTTTTTGTAAGTAACCTTAACTGGTGGTGAACCCAGAAAGCAAGACACACAATATTTAAACACACTATTCAAAAACGAATTAACTGTAGCACTGCATAGGTTAACTCATGTAACCCAACAAAAGAGGGAGGCGCCACCTAGTGGCACTACATATTATGAACCTGACTGTTACATATTGGTAGCAGAGGATGGTTTTGGAGGGGGGGTAAAGCTGTGTGTCATCGGCGTAACAATGGAACCGGAGTCCATGGTGACGGAGGATCTGACCACGAGGAAGCATGTACAGAATGAAGAGTGGACCAAGCACAGAACCCTGGGGGACACCGTGGATGAGAGGAGTAGTGGCTGATTGACAGTTGTTGATGGCGATGAATTGATGTCTGTCGGAGAG